TGGGGCAGGCGGTCGAGAAGCCCGAGCTTCACCGGCAGGCCTACACCAAGGGCAGGCACGTGCGCAACGTGGCGCTCGCGCCGGCCGTCGAGGCCCAGCTCGAGCGCCACCTGGAATGGCAGGACACGTGGCTCGCGCGCAGGGGGCCGGCGGCCCTGGTGGTGACCTTCGGGCCCGCCGGCGGCATAGCCCGCCCCTCCACCGTGACGAGGCGCTTCAAGTCGCTCGTGCGGGAGCTCGGGCTGCCCGAGGAGACGGTGTTCCACTCGCTGCGCCACACGCACGCCACATGGCTGCTCATGCACGGGTTCGACATGCGCACGGTGCAGGAGCGCCTGGGCCACGCCGACGTCAAGACGACGCTCGAGACCTACGGCTCGGTCATGCCGGGCCGCGACCAGGCCGCCGCCGCGGCCTTTACCGATTCGATCTACGGAGGTGAGACGGATGACGATACTTGATTCCCTCGTCGAGGGCGCGCTGTGCCTCGGCAACAGGCGCGAGAGCAACGAGCTGCTCGGCATGATGGTGCGCTACCTCGTGACCGGAGAGGTTCCCGAGCCGCGCACCGACGCCCAGAGGATGGCCATCACACTGATCATGCCGGTCCTCGAGAACAGCTGCGCCAGGGCGGAGGCCGGAAGGAAGGGCGGGCTGAGCCGTGGCAGCGCAGCAAGCGAAGCCGCAAGCGAAGCCGCAAGCAAAGCCGAAAGCAAAACGGAAAGCAAACGCGCAAGCAAAACCGCAAGCAAGCCAGCAAGCAAAGCCGAAAGCAAACGAACAAGCGAAGAGGAAGAGGAAGGGGAAGAGGAGTTAGGAGTCTGGATTAACCCCTCAGATTGTGAAAACAGAGGGGGAGGGGGCGCCGAGTTCGTCCCGCCTACCCTCGAGGAGGTCGAGTCGTATTTCGCGGCTAACTGCCTTCGCGGCAGCGCCCGGAAGTTCTTCGACTACTACGAGGCCAACGGGTGGACCAGGCAGGGCTTCCCCATCGCGAAGTGGGAGCCGGTCGCCCGAATCTGGTCCGACCGCGAGCGCGGCTACGACGCCGAGTGCAAGGCCCGCGGCGGCCAGACCTCGCAGGAGGTCGAGCGCGCGGCGGTGTGGAAGCCCGCCGAGACCGAGGATGACGTCATCGCCGCCCTCGAGCGGGAGCTGGGTGAGTCGGCATGATCACCCTCAGGGAGATGCTCGACGGATTCGACCCCGCAGCCGGCCGGCCGCTCGACGTGACGCGGATCTACATGGCCAACGTCATCAGCGCCGACGAGGGCGCGCGCCTGGCCAAGAAGCAGAAGCTCGACGAGTACCGCGCCCGCAAGCGCGCCAAGGAGGACCTGCGGATGGACATCGCCGCCATCGCAAGGGGCGAGAAGCCGAGCTGGAGGTATGCCAAAAGTGTGCCAACACCGGCGGGGCAGCTGGGCCAGCAGGCGATGGGGTTCCCGCCGCTAGAGGGTGGAAACGGGGCCGGCGGGGAAGCCCTTGGCGCAAAGAACCCCTAATTCTTTTGAGATTGAGAGGAGAGAGGTTTTGACCGAGATCTCAGCGGTGATGAGGGCCTACCGGGACGCCCTCGACAGGCACCGGATACCCTGGGCCGACGACACCTACGACACCGAGAGGGTGGGCGGCTACAGGCTGCGCATCGAGCGCACCGTGACCGTCCTGGACGAGCACAGGGTGAGCGTGGCCTGGGGCTACCGGCTCCTGCCGCGACGCGAGCCCACGGGCGTGACCGTCGGCTACCCGAACTACCTCGAGGTGCAGTATGACCCCGTGAGCAGCGAGCCGTTCATGGCCACGCCGGGCGACATCCTGGCCGACATCTTCGGCGTGAGGGGTGAGTCGCGGTGAGCTACGGATGCGGCCCCGCCGACTGGATCGACCTCGCCATCGGCAGGCTCGAGGACGCGAAGAGGTCGATTGGGGCGGGCATGGGCCCGTCCGCCTGCGACGAGCTGCGCGAGGCGAGGCGATGCCTCAACAAGGCGCTGATCATGGTCGCGGAGGAGAAGGAGATCGTGAAGGAATGGAGCGGGAAATGAGAGATAGGAACGAGTGGTTCAAGGAGGCCAAGGGAGCCCTGCGGCATCTCGAAATCGAGGCTGTGGAAAACCCCTTCGCGTGGCCGTCTGTCACGTGCGTCGCAGATGGGGAGGATGTCCTGCATGCACTTGGGCTTCATCCGTCTCGTGATGTCGGCGGCATAGTAAACGTCGATGAGAGCGAGGTCCTCGAGCTCGCCGAGCTCATCAGCCCCGAGCCCGTCACGGGCTCAACGTCGGACGGGTACCACACATTCGACGAGCTCTACCACCACCGGGCGGTGCTGTTCTCGGTGATCGTGGCCATGTTCCGACGGCGCTCGTGGAAGTCGCTCCACCACCATGACGGGACGATGTACGACGGTATGTTCATCGTGGGCATCGACACACCCGCCGGCCCCGCCACCTACCACTACGACGTCGAGCCTTACTGGGACATGTTCCCGTGCGAGGTGCTCGAGCGCGCGCCCGAGTGGGACGGCCACACGCCCGACGACGCCATCGAGCGCATCGGCACCCTGCGGGACCTCCTGCAGGCGGAGGTCAAGGCGGAGAAAGGTGATGACGAGTGATGGGGGAGCGTCTCACAGTCGACAGTGTGATGACACCGGACGGGGAAGTGATGCCGTTGGGCCCTGTCGACAAGGAGGGACGCAAGGTCTCCCTGTCGACCGCGACGCTCTTTGCGGACAGCGGCATGGAGTGCACGGTCCAGAGATATGAGTATCTGCTCGGCGCTGGCGTTTGGCGTGCCTGCTGCGATGAGGGGGTCGTGAGGGTGGACGAGATGCACCTGACCTGCCCGGATACGTTCGGCGCCCTGATGAACGATATCGAAGCTGCTATGAACTGCCCAGCCCGCGAAGAACCGACGCACGCCTACAACGTTGTCTCTGGGATGTGCGATGCCTGCGCTGACAGGTGCGGCGGCACGTTGTGCCAGGCGAGGGCGCTCCACAGCATCTGTTACCGCATTCACTCCCTGCTCGCGGGTGATGGCGAATGAGCTGCTACTTCTGCGGAGGCTCGCGAATCGCGTCCATTCACTCTGCGCCCGACCGTGGTGCCCGCAACTGGTCCGTGGGCTCCATGACGCTGATGCGCCGATACGACGGCGAGCCGATCGCCAGGGTCGAGCTGGATACCAGCGTGGTGCTCGACGTCTCGGTCAACGGCTCGTGCGGAGACACCGTCAGCGCCGACGTGACGGCGGACGCCTACATCGAGGACATCAAGTACTGCCCGTTCTGTGGAGAGGAGCTTTAGGTGAACGAGGTCTATGCGAAAACGAAGTCGTATCTGATTAACGAGATCGCTACCCAGGCACGCGACGTGCTGAGCGCGATTGAGGGCAAGGACCCCATTGCGGTCGATGAGATTGAGGTCCTTGGCTGCTGCCATGAAATCGCGGATGCGATGACCACCCTCGAGACTCTCGCCATGGTCGCGGCGCTGGTGCCCTGTTTTCTGGAGAGCGGGGGACAGGCTCATGAAGCGAGCGATTAGGTGGGTGCCGGGGTGCGCCGAGTATAGGGACTGGCGCGTGCCGGACGGCGCGAGCGTGTGCGCGGACGACTTCTCGACCGTGGTCGACTGCGCGGAGTGCGGGTGCGAGCTCGCGTTCGGGGAGAGCTATACATCGCGGCTGATCCACAACGACCTGGGATTCGGCTACGCCGTGTGCCCGAGGTGCTACGAGGCAGAGTTCAGGGAGATGGGAGAGAGCTGTGACCTTTGAGGACGTCGAGTTCAAGGCGTGTCCTCGGTGCGGGGTCGAGCCTGTGGTGGATGTCATGCGCGGCCATCCGCGACAGCCCCACTTGGTGGGCGTGGAGTGCCCCGTCTGCCAAGTGAAGTACTACGCCTTTTGGTTGAACGTGGGACCGGCATCGCTTGGGCACGCCGTGGCCAAGCTCGCGGACAGTTGGAACAGCCGGTGATCCGCTCGGCGGCCGAGCTGTTCCGCGCGACCGCCTGGCGCATGGTGCCCGATCTGGTGTCGGGCCCCGCGCGCCGGGCGCTCGTTCACGGGCGGGCAGACGCGCCGAGCGTGTCGGCGAGGGAGATCAGGGATTCGGAACGAAGGGCGAGGGCGCTGCAGCGCGACCGCGCCCGCGCACTCAAGAGGTCGAGGAAGGCGAAGCAATGAGGTTATTTGAGAAGCTGTGGCGGATGATTATCGAGAACCGCCGCGTGCGCAAGAGCATCGAGGCGCGTCGCGCCCGCAGGTGCAGGAGGTCGATGAGATGACCGTGATGTGGGACGTGCAGGAGAGGAACTGCGCAGTCTGCGGGAGGATCTTCATCCCGCAGGCGCCGAAGGCCAAGTACTGCTCGGAGGACTGCCGGCGCAAGCACGAGCAGGACCGCGCGAAGGAGGCCCGCCGCAAGGGTACCAAGCCGAAGCGCGACAGTGTCGACCGCTACCTGGCGCCCACTGGGCCGGCGCACGACGAGATCATGGCCATGCGGCGCGAGGTCGCGATGAGATATTGAGTTTCCGCAGGTAGACATAGGTAGATATATAATTAAGGCCGCTGGCGTTGGAGCGCCGGCGGCCTTTGGCAAAGACGCCTCCCGGCATCCTCTATGTGGCGTAGAGCATGGTACCACGCGGGAGGTCACATGGATGCACGGGAATATCTGGAGACTGTACGGGCCGCCCAGCGCGGCATCGATCGCAGGCTGGCGGTCATCGAGTCGATGCAGGCGCGCGAGCAGGTGCGCGCCCAGCGCTACGACGCCGTGGGCAAGGGCGCGCACGGCACGGACTTCATGAGGTCTACCGACGACCGCATAGACTACGAGCGCCGCAGCGGAGCCGAACTGTCGGAGCTGCGGCATGAGGTGGAGCGTGGGCGCGAGCTCTGCGCGGGCGTGCGCTCGGCCAACCCGGGCAAGCGCTGGGGTGACGTGCTGGAGCTGAGGTACTGCGAGGACCGCACGCTGCAGGAGATCGCGGGGACGCTGGGGGTGTCGGTGAGGTCGGTGCATTCCGATATGTCATCGGCTCTGGACTGGGTCGATATGGTGGGCATCGCCACCGCGCGGTCCGGACTGGGACGTGCGGCGATATAATCAGATAGCTGGTTCGCGTCAGCATGCTTGCCCCGGCCGCCCGTGCGGTCGGGGCTTTTTGTATTTTCGGGGCTGCAGGCAATTGCAGACGATTGCACACTTCTGCAGACAATTGCAGATAGTTGCAGACGATTGCACACAATTGCAGACCGTTGCAGGTTTCATCTGGGATATAACTAGGGTGTCGATTCGCAGCGCCGCCCGCGCGGTGTGCGGGTCGGATGTGCGTGGAAGCACAGATGAGTGGCCGGGGTTCCCTTCAGCAGTTCAGGGACTCCGGCCTTTCTGTTGAACGACAACGTAATGAGGTGGGTCCGTGGTCACACGCGAGGCTATCGTCCGTGCCGCAAGCCGGTACGACACTGTGATGGCGTGGGCATTCCGCCGCGCCCTGGGCATCGCCCGCCGTGCGGGCGGGCGCAAGTGCAAGGGGGGCGGCAAGGCAGTCGAGAGCCTGCGCTACGCGGGACTCGAGGAATGCATGGCCAACCGGGGCCGCTCTCCCGTGGAGCGCTAGCCGTGGCCACCAAGACCCGCTACGCCAACGGCCACGCCCGCCGGCAGGTGCGCGCCTGGCTCAAGGCGCAGGGGCTGCCGTGCCACATCTGCGGCATGGCCATCGACTACGACCTGCCCGCGGGCGACCCGATGAGCTTCGAGGTGGACGAGATCGTGCCCGTGTCCAAGGGCGGCTCGCCCATCGACCGCGCGAACGTCGCGCCGGCGCACCGGATCTGCAACGAGCGGCGCGGCAACAAGAGCCTCGCCGCTCTCAACGGCTCGATATCGCCGCGTCCCCGCGACGTGGGCTGCTCGACCTCGCTGCCGTGGTGACGCGACCCTGGGGGATGGCCCCCTCCACGGGGGCCGAAGGCTCGCCCCGCGGCATTGCGCCTTTTTTGCGCAGGCCCTAAAACCGAGTCCATACCGGGAGGTGCATGGAATGTCCACGAAGTCCACGAAGCCGAGGGGCAAGCCCTGGACCGCGGACGAGCGGGAGTTCGTCAAGAACGCGTACCCGGCGCTCGGGCCTGCGGCTATCGCGAAGAAACTCAAGCGCTCGCGCTCCGGCGTGTGCGCGCTCATCAAGAGGATGAAGGAGAGCGGCGAGATCTCAACCGACGAGTCCACGGGGGAGTCCGTGGGCGCGGGCATCTCGGCGCCCCCGGCCGATGGCCCGGACGGCCGCCAGGACACGCTCGGCAGGCTCCGGTGGGTGCGGCAGATCATCGAGCGGCAGCTCTACGACGCCGAGCCCAGCCAGGCGGCCAGGCTCGCCAAGGAGTACCGCGAGACGCTCGACCAGATTGAACGAATAGAGGGGGCCGGTGAGGACGGTGGCGACGATGTCATCATCAACGCCGTCTCGGTCCTGCGCGACGTCCTCGGCTAAGCCGAGGCTGCGCCTCGTCCAGCCCTACGAGAGGTCCCTCGGCCCGCTCGCGGTCGAGCTCGCCCCGACGATGGGCTACGAGCTCGTGCCGTGGCAGGAGCAGCTCGCCCACGACATCGGCGCCGTGGACGCGAGCGGCAAATGGGTCCACCCCCGCGTCGGCATCTCCATCCCGCGCCAGCAGGGCAAGTCCGTCGACCTCATCGTGTGGGTCGCGGTCATGGCGGCGCTGGCCGGCTACAAGGTGCTGTGGACCGAGCACAACTACTCCACGACCATGGAGATGGTCGACCGCTTCCGCAAGATCTTCGGGCGTCGCCCCGGCGACACGTCCGAGGGAATCCCGCGCTGGCGCAAGCTCCTGGTCGAGGTCTGCTCGCAGACCGGCCAGGAGTGGATGCGGTTCAGCTCCGGCGGCGTCATCCAGTTCTCGACGAGGACCAAGTCCTCGCGCCTGGGCTTCTCGTTCGACATCGTCATATACGACGAGGCCCAGGAGCTCACGGGCATCCACACCCAGGTCATCAACCCGACCACGACGTCCGGCGCGAAGCACAACCTGATGATCGTCTACGCCGGCACGCCGACCCGCGCCGGGAACCCCGCCGAGGTGTTCAAGAACCTCCGGCAGCAGGCTTGGGAGGGCGGCGAGAAGGCGTCCGACCTGCTGTGGCTGGAGTTCGGCGTCGAGGAAGTCGGCGACATCTGGGACGAGAGCCGCTGGCCGGAGGTCATGCCTTCGCTCGGATACCACGCCGACATTCGCGCCATCCGCACCGGAATGAAGGACATGGACGAGCTAGGCGCCGCCCAGGAATACCTGGGCTACTGGCTGCCCCCGCAGACACAGGTGGAACCGCCCGTCATCGGCGCTGCCGCATGGGGCGCGTGCCTCGTGGGGAGCGGCCCCGGGCTGACCGCCGGCTGCAGGATCTGCGCCGGCGTGAGGTTCAGCGCCGACGGCTCGACCGTCGCCGTGGCATGCGCCGTGCGGCCGCCCGGCTCGCCGACCGTGCACGTTGAGCTTCCCTTCTGCAAGGACCCGGAGCCCAGCACGGATTGGCTGGCCTACTGGATC